ACCCCCAGTATTCGTAGCTCCAAGTGTGGCCGCCATCGTCCGACCACCGCAGCATCATCTGCGGGTCTTGCGCAACGCCAGAACCCGACAAGCCAACGCCCGTCTGGCAATCCAACTGCAAGCGGCGGTGCAACGTGCGCTTCATGTCGTTCTGGCCAGGCGCAAGCGCGCGCCACGACCGCAGCCACTTCTGCTCGGCGCCGTTGTCGTTGAAGCGCGCAAGGTCAAGAGCGTACAGGTTGCCGTTTTCAAAGTCTCCGACCAACGGGGCGGCATTGAACCGCGCTTGGCAGTTAGATCGGTGCCGACGAAATTGGCCGTCTACAAGCGCGGCGCGTTCGTGCCAAGCGTTGGTCGCGGCGTCAAACACCCACGTTGTCTCGGCGCTCGGGAAGATGAGGACATAGAAGGCGTGGCCGTCCTGCTGGTAGGTGTACGCCAGCGCGTCCGACATATCGGCGTAGCCTTGGATGGCGAACTCAACGGCGTGGGTGGACACCCGCACGCCCTGATAGCCCTGCGCTCGGTAGACGATGCCCTGCCCGCGCGCGTCGGCGCCAAGCCAAAACACGCTGTTGTCAAGCTTGGCGACCGAGTACGGCGCGATGCAGCCAATCTCGTTGTACGCGCCTTGGATGCGCGTCAACGGGAAGTCGGGGTCGCCTGAGTTGTACCAGACCTCAACCGAGTTAGTGCCGAACAGCCACACCTCGCGGTGATCAACTATGAGCGACACCAAGCCGTCCGGCGAACCCTCGGCGCTTGCAAAGTCCAACGGGTCTACGGAAAGCCCGTCAAGCAAATCCGTCACCCACACCTTCTGGCTGTTTGGCTCGTTGAACACGAAGTAGCCGTCAAGGTAGCCAACGTTGACCGCGCCGGGAAAGTCCGGGTCGGTAATCTTGGCGAACGCCGCCGTGTTGAAGTTGTAGATGAACCCGTCCGGGTTGCACGCGATGAACAACTGCGTGCCGTTGTCGGCCATTGACACCGGGCCAAAGCCCGTGATGTCGCCCAACTTGGTCTGCGTCAGGTTAGCGGCGACTTTGTAGAACTCCGTGCCGGTGGCCACATACACATCCGTGCCGTGCGCCCACAGCCCCCGGATGGGGCCGCTGCCGACCGTAGCGACCAGACGCAGCCCAGGGCAGCGTTGCAGGTACGCCGGTTCCTTGCCGCCCTCGGGGATAGCCTCGGGGTACAGATTGACCATCCGGTTGTCGGCAGCATTGGGGCTACGCAGGACGTAGCTGCTTCCGAGAAACGGGGTTTTCATCAGTAGTTGCCAGCGAAGATGTTGAAGCGGTTGCGCCGCGCCATGAGGCTGTACGGCATCGCCATGATGTCACGCGGGTTGTTGATACGCTTGAGCGTGCGCTTGCTCACCATCGCAATCCGGCGCACATCTGCCGCCGGATCGACGTTGAACTCCGGCGCCAACTCAAGCGCCAAGTTGTACCGGAACGCGCGCAAATATCCTGGCGGGAACAACAAGTCTGTCTCAAGCCCCGCCGCCGCAGTCAACGGCGCTACCGATACAAAGTGAAACTCTAGCGTGCGCGACGGCACCGGGTACACCGCCAAGGTGATGTCGGGGTAGGTCATGTTGACCCACATGACCTGCGGGAAGGTGCTAGTGACCGTCTTGACCGCGATGTTGTTGTACTGCAACTGGTTCAAGAACTTGATGCCGAACGACACGTTCGTAGTCGGGTCGCGGAAGAACGTCGAGTCTTGAAGCAGAATCGGGCGCTGCGTGGCGTACCCGTTCGGCACAAGCACATCGTCGTTTTCCGTCGCTAGCGGATCGCCGCCCTCCGTACTCAACGGGTACAGGAAGTCGCCAGACGGGCCAAGCGTGCGGACGCGGTTGCCCGCTTCCCAAGTAAACACTTGGTCTTGCGTGCAGAACACTGCAAGGCTCTCCGCACTCCAGCTATCAAGCATCTGGTTGAGCGCCAGAATGTTGTCTTGGTAGACCGCTTCGGGCAATACGTTACCCGAAGCGGTCAGCCCCAACAGCCGGTGCGCCCCGTTCAGCAATTCCCTGACGGTGGCCATTTAGCCCCCCATTGCCGCTTGCGGGACAGCCCCCGTGTCGGTGTAGATGTTGGAGTTGGGCACGTTGCCGACCTTGGAGTTCGGCAACTTTTGGATGTTGTTGCGGATGAGCGCGTCTAGGTCAATCTTGAGGTTAGCCACCACTTCCTGCGAAATGCGGGCACCAAACTCCGGCGCTACTTCAACCGCAAGCGACAGCTCAAGCAACCGCTGGTAGCCCGGCGGGAGGTACTGCGTTGTGGTAAGCGTGGCATACTGACCAATCATCTTCTCGGCCTTGAGGAAGATGGACACCGCAGCGTTCGGCGTCGGGTAGAGGATGACGCGGCCATACGGCGTGTCTGGCCGATAGAGCAACTTGGTCGGCGTACCCGTAGTCGCCTTGGTGGCGATGTTCGTCCAGAATTGCTCAGTGATAAGGCCAAGCGGCGTGTCCACGTTGCTGATGCGGACGAACGCGCCGACGATACGGATGGGGCGGTTAGTGACGAAATCAGCCGCAGGCACCACACCTGGCTCGTTGCCGATGGTATAGGTACTTTGCCCGTTGACCGTGGTGAACTGCTCCGCCAGCGTGGCGAAGTAGTATTGCGGGTTGGCGGAATACGAGTCGATGACGGAGTTGAGGCTGTACAGGGAGTCCTGTGCCTCCGCAGCCGTGGGCGCCTCGCCCGAAGCCAACACCCCCAAAAGCCGCATGGACTTGTAGATGATGTCCTGCGCGTTGACAGCCATAAATCAAACCTCCGGGGATCGGCGCCTGCGCTTACCCTCAAGATTGTTGGCAACCTCGCCTTCCGTTTCCGGCAGCGGGTCGTCGGGATTGTACTGCTGCCACCCTTGGCGCAAGTCGGCGGCCATCTCCAATTCGGAGATGGCCACCTTGTTGCCGTGCCTAGAGTGGCGCAGGTAGAAGTGCATCAGACCGGAGCGATGACGAGCGCGTAGACCGGGACAGTCACCGTGTTGGCGAGCGTGCCGGTAGCAGCAGCGCGAACACGCAGCCGATCACCGCGCGCGACGACAAGGTTCGCCGCCGTGCCGTTCAGCACCAAGTCGCGGCGACCGTTGGCGACCAGCGCCGAACCGCCCGTAACCTGCGTGGTGTTCGCAGCCGTAGCCGCAAGCACCGCCGTCGAACCCGCGCCAGCTTGGCCCAAGTTCGTGATGCTGAACGTGATGTAGTTGGTGTTGTTGGCCGCCAACGCATCCGCGCCCGAAAACAGCGCCGCCGTAATCACGCCGTTGAAGGGCGCGATGATGGCATTGTCGGTGTTGCCGGTCGTGGCTACGGTGATGCTGTGCGTCTGCACCACCGCACCCGCATACAGACCGTTCTCGGTCAGCGCAGCGGGGGCGATAGTGGTGCCAGACTCAAGTGCCGGGTCAGCGTATGCAACGCCAACAGGCTTGGAATTGGGCATCGAAGTTCTCCTAGAAAGGTGCGGCCCCCGCGTCGGTCAGACGCAGGGGCCGCAAGCCGTTACACGCGGTAGGCGATCCACGAACCATCCGACACCTTGCGAGCGCGGTAGCGCCCCGAAGTGCTGATGGCAACCGTGGCCGAACCCACAACCGAGAAGCCCGTGCCGCCGTTGAGCGTCACCGCACCCGAGGCCGAACCCAGGTTGACGATGACGAACTCAAACGCCGAGTTAGCGCCCATGTTCGGCTCCGCCGCATCCATCAGCGCAGCAGTGGGCAGCGTGAAGCCGACCGCCGAAGCGTTGGTAGACGTGATGAGGCCGTTGACGAGATCGCTCGACACAAGGGTGACAGTCGTGCCGGTGTAGGCGACGGGAGCCGCCTGCGGCGAAAACTGCACTTCGTCGAAGTTGCCGTTACCGATCTGGTAGCCACCAGTTCCGTTTGCGATAGGCATGATTGAAAATCTCCTGGAAAGGGCGGTGAATTAGCCCCAGACGCGAGCGGCGAGCTGCGGACGGATGACTCCGTAACCGTACAGCACGTCGATGCGGCAAGGCATCCGGTCGTTGTTGATGTCGTACTGGCGCACGATACGCAGGCTGATGCCGTTGTGAACCTGCCGCGAGGCCATGTCAACGCCCTGCGGGAGCAGGAGGTCGGCGGTGGCAAACGAAATCGCGTCCTTGTGGTACGCGAGGTTTTGCGGGTAGCTGGTGCTGGCGGCACCAACGAAGGTCACGACGGCGCTGTTCTGCGGGAACGAGTCCACGGTGGCAAGCGGGTGCGACGAGGTGTAGATCGCCGGGCTGATCCGCACGTTCGTGAACGCACTCGCCGCAGCCGTATTGGCTTCGGTCACGACGAACTGCTGGAGCGAACCAGTCGATTCGCGGGTCTGCGGGTTGACCGCAAACACGCCCGCGATGGTGAACACATCACCCACCGCAAGCGTCTGAGCGGTCGTACCGTTGAACGAAATGGTAGTCGCGCCCTGCGCCGTCACCGTGCCGTTCACCGTGATGCTACCCGAACGGGAGCCGGTGGTGAACTGCTTGATGGACTGCGACATGCCAATCTCGTCAAAGCCGAGGATGCCCTCGCCCATCATGCCACCCTTGAACTGCTTGCTCACGGTGCTGACGGGGTTGAACAAGCCCTTCATGCCCTCGACCAGTCCGGCGTTGGCAGCCGGGTTGACCGTGAGGTAGCGCGGCGACATCGGCGCGGCAGCCTCGTTGAGCTTCTGGTTGGCCTGGAGAAGAACCAACGAGGTCGCAGGCGTGGTGCCGGGGGTGCCGACCGACTGGTAGATGCCGTTGTAGGCGTTGGCCACATCAGCGTCCACGCTTGCAGCAAGCTGCGAGATACGCGGCTTGAGGACGCGCTCCGCGAAGTCGTCCAACGACAGCGCGAGTTCGGCGGACGTGAAGTTCACGCCGACATGCTTCTGGCTGGACACGGTGAGCGAGGTGAACTGCTCGTTGTCGGACTGCACTTGAAGGGCGGCACCGTCCGTCACCAGCGCACGATCCGGGAGACGGATGCGCAGGGTCGAGCCGATCTTAGCGCCTTCGACGGCGAACGAGTCGTCGTACTGGCGGTTGACGTTGCGGGTGATCACCAGGTTGTTCTCAAGGATCTCAAGAGCCTTGCGGGTGATCATGTCGATTGTAAGAAGTGAATTAGCCACGGATGTCTCCGAAAGTAAGGGTTAGCGGTTCCGCGCGTCCCACATCTTCTGCTGCC